GAATGCGATCGAGGCCCGACTCTCGGCAGCTCGTTCCAAGCTGACCACCGTCTCCGACAGCGAGCCCCGGGCCGCGGTCGAGAAGAGCGAAGTGACCGGCGACCGGGCCGACATCCGCTCGGGCGTCAAGGCGTTTAGCTCGTCCAAGGCGGCCGCCCTGGTTGGCGGCTACCTGCGGCAGCTCTACACCGGCGAAATCCGGGCGATGGGGGAGACCAGTTCGACCTACGACGCCAAGGGTGCCGAATACGTCGTGACCGAGCTCTACAACGCCATCGTGAACCGGCTCCAGTACGCGTCGGTCGGCCTTCAGCTCGCCACGGTCATCCGGCCCGCCGGTGCCAAGATCAACTTCCCCAAGGTTGGCGACGCCACTGCCAGCTTTGTGGCGGAAGGCTCGGCGACCACCGATCAGGACCTGTCGACGAGTGCGGCAGACCTGACCCTCTACGAGATGCGGGCCAGCGTGGCCGTGTCTCGCAGCCTGCTCGAGGACTCGCCGATCGACGTGGCTGGCCTGGTGGCCGAGCGGTTCGCTCTGGCCTACGCTCAGAAGTTCGATGCCGTCTGGCTCGGTGGCAACTCCTCCAGCCCGGCAATCACAGGACTTTCCGCTCACGTGCCGGCTGGAAACATCATCACCGTCGGGGCCTCGGCCGCGACCACGCTCAACAACCTGGCCGACGTGGTCGGCAAGGTGGACGAGACCATCATGGGAACCAGCTCGTGGGTTGTGAGCCGTGCCGGCTATGTCGACCTTATGAAGATCTGGTCGGCCCAGCAGACGACCATGACTGTTGGCGGCGGCCGCGTGGTGCCGACTGTGTTCGGTGCTCCGGTATACCTCGTCAAGGGTCTGCCCTCGCATACGCTGGCCCTCTACGGCGACTTCGCCATGTCGACTGTGGTGGGAATCAAGGACACCGGCCTCGAGATCGAAGCCGGCCGAGAGATCCTGATGCGGAACCGCCAGGTGCTCTACGTGGCGAACACCCGGTTCGGCGTGGCCAACCATGCCCCCGAGTTCATCGGCCGGCTCGCCAAGGCTGCCAGCTAAGCCCGGCAGCGTGACGTGAACAACTGACGCGGCCGGTGGTGGTCACCCGCCACCGGCCGCATCTCTACACCCAAGGAATCGCACCTTGCCACTCATGAAATTCGTCCGCGACGGCTGGGGCCACAAGGCTGGCGACGTCGTCGAGAAGCTGCCCGACTTCGCCCTGGTGCTCGAGCAGGAGGGCTACGCGGTGGAGACCACCGAGGCCCCGATCGTCGAGCGTGCAGTCGCCCCCGAGCCGGAGAAGCGTACCGCGAAGCTGGAGAGGTGATCCATGCGTCTCCGCTCTCTCGCAGTCGCCACGCAGCCGGTCGTCGAGCCTGTCTCGCTGGCAATGGCCAAGGGCCACCTGTCGCTCCTGCCCGAGCAGGAGGAGGACGACACGCTGATCGTGTCGATGATCGCCACGGCCCGCCGGCTGATCGAGCGGCGGCTGGGCGTGGCCCTGGCCCCGCAGCAGCTCAGGGCCAAGTTTGACGCGACCGACGGCATCGGCTGGACCCGCGGCCCTGACAACGTCGGTCCCGTGGTGCTCCGGCTGCCGGTGGTGCCCGTGCTGACCGGCGGCAGCTACCCGGTGGCACTGGATGTAGACGGCACGGCCGTGAGCTCGTCCACGTACACGGTCGACGCCGACGCTGGCGAGATCCGGTTGGCAACCGCTCCGCAGATGTCGGAACTGGCCACGCTGACGATCACGTATTGGGCCGGCCAGACGCAAGTCTCGCCGCAGCTCAAGACGGCGATGCTGCTGTATGTCGGCCACCTGTACGCCAACCGCGAGGCCGTGATCGCCACAGGTGCCCAGCCGGTCGCCATCCCGATGGCGTTTGAGACGTTATTGGCCAGCGAGTCTGTCAGCGGGAGGTGGTAATGGCCATTCCAGCCGGCAGCCTGCGCGAGACGGTGGTGATCGAGAAGCAGACCGAAACGCGGAACGCGTTCGGCGAGGCCACCTCGAGCTGGTCGACGCACGCGACCAGGCGGGCGGCCGTCGAGTCGATCAGCTACTCCGAGACGCAGCGGCAGAACCGCATCGGAGGGGCCGCCACGTGGGTCGTCCGCTGCCACTACGTGGAGGGCGTGAGCGGGAAAATGCGTGTGCGGTGGAAGAGCCGCGGAAACCGCTACCTCTACATCTCGTCGGTCGTGGAAATCGGCCCACGGCAAGAGCACGAGCTCACGTGCGAGGAGAAGGCCACTTGATTGGCGTATCTCTCAAGAACGACCCGGCGGCCGAGTGCCAGGCGATGATCGCCCGGTTCAAGGAGTTCCCACGACACCTCGCCAAGAAGCACGTTCAGGCCTCTATGCGGCGTGCGATCAAAGACGGCATCCCGGCGATGCGGGCGGTGACGCCCCCTATTGGTGCCCGTCGTGGCCGCCGCAAAAAGGGCGAAAAGCGATCGACCGGCACCCTGCGTCGATCAGTCACCACTAAGGCAAAGTACGTCGCCAAACCTACGCACGGGGCCGTCTACGGCGTGGTTGGCTACAAGGGCGGCATAGAGTCTCGTAAAGCCATCTGGCTGCAGTACGGAACGCGGCGAGGTCTGGCATCGCGGCAGATGCTCGAGCAGTTCCACCAGCAGTACGACAAAGTGTCGCTGGCCAGGCTGACGACCGAGCTGGCCGTTGGGATCGAAAAGGCTGCAGCAGAGCTGGCAGCCGGCAAGAACCCCGGGAAGAAGTAATGCCATACCCAGAACAGTGGCTTAAAGCTGCGATCGAGACTGCCAGCGGCTGCCTGGCGTGGCCGATGGAGGCCCCCGAGGGCGCCGCCCTGCCCTACGTGATTTACGGCCGGACGTCCACGCAGCGCGAGACGATCATGGCCGGGGCGACGGCGATCAATATGAGGCCATCGGCGCAGTTCTCTGTGCTGCTGTACGCGTCCACGTACTCCGGCGTGAAGACGCTGGCAGACGCCGTGCGCGTCGCCCTGCACAACTTCAACGGCACCGCCAACGGCGTGACAATCCGCGAGTGCCTGATCACCGAGGAGCTTGACGGCTCACCCGACTACCTCGACGGCCAGGACAAGCCAACGTACACGGTTGAGCATACGTACCAGATCCGCTGGGAGGAGTAATCCATGCCGGACATCGTTGATTCGCAGGGAACGACGTTTACTTTCAACTCCGTCACGTTTGTCGCCAAGAACGTCAAGGTCAAGCGGACTCAGGCCTACATTGACACGACACCGCTTTCGGCGGCCGCCGGATCGACTCGGATTCTCCAAAAGGCTCCGCTCGTCGACGGCGACCAGATCACGCTGGAATACATGGGCACGACTGCACCAGCGCGTGGCACTGCTGCCGCGATCGCGTGCTCGACGCTCGGCATCAGTGGCAGTGCCGTCTGTGAGGACTTCGAGCTGACCGCCGCAGTGGGCGAGCTGATCATGGGCAACGCCACGTTCAAGCTGACCGGCACCTGATCGGCCGGGAGGTGACCCGTGCCAGACATTCCAAGCAGTCAGGGCGCTGTCCTGCGGTTCCGCGGCCAAGTGCTCGGCGTGCTGCAGAATGCCAACCCGTCGTTCAGTGTTGGCAACAAGCACGAAGTTACCAGCATGCGCTCGCCTGTGACTGGTGCCGGCCAGAACGCTCGCGTGCTCCGGCAATACAACGTGACAAGCATTGAGCCCGGCACGATCACGGCTCGGTTCTTGGGATCGCCCGACCTCGCCAGAAACGACATTGGCGGGCCGGGCATTCTGTCGTTTACGTGGGGCTCCGGCGCCAGCTTGAGCGGCCAGGCGTTTCTCGAAACGCTCGACGCGGAGTTCTCCAAAGGTGAATTGATCGTGTGGGCGGCCGTGTTCCAGTTCTCTGGCTTTGATTCATAAGGAAACGATATGGGATTGGCAGAAGACATCCTGGCGATTGACGACATCCGCGCGCCGCAGAAGCTGCACGTGAAGGCGTGGAACCGCGAGGTGTATCTCCTCGACCCGACCGCCGACATCCGAGACGAGTGGGAAATCTTCTGTGCGTCCAACCAAGGCCAGCGGGCGAGCTGGCGGGCGAAGCTGGCCAGCCTGATCCTGTGCGACGAGAGCGGCAAGCGGTTGTTCACGAGCGACGCCGACGTGGCCAAGCTCGGCAAGAAGAACGCCCGGGCCATGCACGAGATCTGGCAGGCAGGCCAGAAGTTGCTGTCGATCACCGATGCGGAAATTGAGGAACTCGAAAAAAACTGAGGAGCCGGCCGGACGACGTGTTCGTCTACAGGCTGGCCCTCGAGCTCGGAATCCCAGACCCAGAGGAGTGGAAGAAGCGGCTAACGCTGCGGCAGTTGCGGAAGTGGATGGCCTATTGGCGGGTCGAGCCGTTTGGCGACCAGTGGCGGATGGCCGCCAGGACGTCGCTCACGACTGCGGCTGGTATGGGTGCGAAGCCTGACCCGGAGGCCGAGGAGCGATTCCTACCAAGCTACCGCGACAAGCCGCAAACCGAGGAAGAACTGAGACGTGAGCTGATGAAAATCCCCTCATTCCGCGAGCAAATGCAAAAGGGCGAATAGTGGCAACGATTGGCAAAGTATCCGCTGTGTTCTCCGCCAACACGTCCGGCCTGGTGTCCGGCACGAACGCGGCTGGCTCCGCGTTTAAAAAGTTGGCTGCAGACGTTGCCGGGCTGCGTTCTGGCATGCTCTCGCTCGTTGCCATTCAAGGTGCCCAGCTCTTTGGACAGGTGGCGTCGGGGGCCATGTCTGCTGCCCGGTCGTTTATCTCAATGGGAGTCGCCCAGGCCGACGTGATTGGAGGCCAGAAGGATCTGGCTGCACGGCTAGGCATGACCTACGGCGAGCTCGCCGGGCTGGGATTCGCTGGTGCCCAGGTTGGCGTGTCGATGGAGACCATCGGCAAGGCTGCCACCAAGGCCGACGTGGCGTTCATTAAGGCGTCGCAGGGCTCCAAGGTGGCCCAGGCGGCCTTCTCTGGTATTGGGCTGTCTGTGCAGCAGCTCGAGGGCCTCTCGCCTGCCGAGCGGTTCCGGGCGATTGCCGACTCGATTTCTGCCCTGCCGACCGCTGCCGAGCGGAGCCGTGCAGCCATCCAAGTCTTTGGCAAGGCCGGTGCCGAGTTGCTCCCGATGTTTGAAGGCGGCGCCGGGGCGATCACGGCAGCGACCGAAGAGGCGGCCAAGTTTGGGCTGGCCCTCACAAACGAGCAGGCCAATAGCGTCGACTCAATGGGTGACGCGTTTGCCAAGGCGGAGATGGCCGTGCAGGGCATCGTGGGCCAGGTCGTGGCCTATCTGGCCCCGGCCATCCAAGGCGTCACAGATACGTTCTTAAATCTCATCGGAGGAATCGGCGGCGCCAATATCGGCAGCTTCATCGGCGAGGGGATCATGATGGGCGCCCAGTTTCTTGCCGGAATCGCCGACTGGATGATCTCTGGCATCGGCTCCGCGTTTGAATACGCCGGAACAGTGCTCGACGTCTTCAATCGTGTCGTGTCCGGTCTGCAGGCAATCTTTTTTGTTGGCGAGACTGTGTTCAAGGGCGTGGCCGCCCTGATTGCTAACGTGATCGCAAACGGCGCCGCGATCATGGAAGCCCTGCCCGACTCTGTGGCCGGCACCGGCTGGGCCGAGTTCGGCAAGTCGATGGAAGACTCTGCCAGTCGGCTCTCGTCGGAGGCTGACGCCGCGGCTGGCAAGGCCCTCACGGCCGCCGGCAACGTAATCACCGGCGGGACCAGCAGCGTCGGCACCTTCCAGGGAGCCGGGCCGCTGTCGACGATCCTGGCAGACGGCATGGCCAAGGCCAGAGCGGACGCCGCGGCCCCGAGCGTGGTGGAACAGCCAAAGCCCATCACGCCGCCTGCCGGTCCAATAGGGGCATCCACTGAATCTCTTAAAGCCACCGACAGCCGGTCGAAAGAGGGCATGTCGGAGATGTTCCGCCTGATGCGAAACAGCGGCGTCGACATCGCCGAGCAGCAGCTCGAGGAGCAGCGGAAGACCAACGAGCTGCTTTCCGAGGGCGACGACATGGAAGCATTCGGTATTCTGGGAGCGTAACGCATGGCAGTTGTGGCCGTTTTGGAAACCGCTCGCGGCACTGGCGTCAGCGGCAAGTTTGGCGAGTCGTTCACGTTCACGCGCCGGTGGCTTGTGCGTGTCGACTCCCCGTTCACGCCGCGCACGCTGATTGCTCGCGCCCCCGGCATCGTGTTCGGCGCGGGCCATCCAGACTTTGCCAGCCACAAGGCGATGGAATTCGACTGCACAGAGGAGAGCGGAGACGGCTTGATGTGGTCGATCACCGTGCGGTACTACCTTCCGCCGGTCGACAACACTCCTAATCCTGCTACGGGAATGCCGGCCGACAGTTGGTCGGGCAGCGGCACGACGATCACCATCCCGGTCTTTGAAGACAAGGACGGCGGCAAGATTGTCAACTCCGCGAAAGATCCGCTGGAGGGGGCCGAGCGAGAGTCGAGCGAGTTCACGCTCAACCTGACCAAGTGCTACCCGGACCTGTCCTGGTCGCCAATAGCCGAGTCGCAATCCAACACCGTCAACAGCTCGACGTGGAACGGCTCGCCCGCCAGGACGTGGAAGGTGGCGTTTAAGAGTGCTTCCAAGAAGGAGGCCACCTCGAGCTCGGCCGACACGACTCAGCCATACTGGGAAACCACGTGGGAGTTTTGCTACCGGGCGGAGAAGTGGGACTACAAACCGTGGGATGTCGGGTTCAACCAGCTCGTCGACTCGTCTGGCAATCCGGCAGCCAACGGGTCAAGTCGTGCCGCCGTTCTGGGGGCCGACAAAAAGCCAGTAAAGGCACCAGTGGCGCTGTCGAGCGGTGGCGTGGCCAAGGCTGCTGGCTCGGCCCCCGACGCTCTGACGTTCAAGCTCTACAAAGAGACCGACTTCTCCGTCTTTGGGACGCCCAGCTAATGGCCAAGCCTCCGCGACAATCTGGGCGGCGGGTGACTTTCACGCCGGAGGCCGCCCAGCGGATCGCTCGCGCCGTTGTCACAGTTGAGAAGGGCGACCGGTCGATCGCGGCAGCAGGCCGCCAGTCGGCCGCCGGCGACGACGGCATCGTCCGCGGTACGTTCACTGCACCGTGGGATAAAGGCATTAACAAGACGGTGACGGATGCTACGCTGACGTCTGTGAAATACGAGGGTGTGAAAAACTATTTTGCCACCGTAAGCGGATCCGGTAGCAAAAAGTGTGCGATCGCCTACGTGGGCGGCGAGTGGATTCTCATTGCAGCGGAGTGCGGCTAATGCTAGGCGGAAGCTGTAGTCCGTGTTGCGAAGCGTGCAGTGCTGAGACGGCCGCCGCACTCACCAACCAGCTTAAGGCAATGACGGCGACGATACAGGTGACACAGTCCGGCTACGTTCCGCAGCAGGCCATCTCGTCCGCGACCGTCCCCGCGGTTGTGGCTAACTCTTGGGGAGACAGCCAGGATGGCACCACGGCATTCCTAGCGGACGCTGAAAGCGCACTTGCCAGCAGCTTCAGTTCAGCCGTAAGCATGGCTACATGCAGCCTGTGGGAGGCCGAATCGCAGATTTCGACATCTCCTTACCTGCTCGCGCTTGACGCATCGAAAAGCGAGCCGACTTTTGTCTATGACGATGCCCACATAAACATCAGCGCGGCGTGCGCTTACGCGACTGCGTCTGCGTACGGCGTTCAGGGTCTGTCGCAGTGCAGTTTCAATTGGACTGTAAGGATATTAAAAAAAAGGCGCGCAGCCTTTTCGATTCCATTCAGCAATCTGTTTGAGGCTCAAACGAAAGAAACGACATACGGCCCGGACAGCCAGCAGTATTTCGCGTCGCAGATCTCTTTTGCGTCTGCGGCAAAGTGGCTGGACTGGGATTATGTAACTGTGTCTAGCCTGTCGGGGAACCAGTTTCAGCCGTTTCAGCCAAACAAAGGCCCCTACCACTTTTCTACCGGTGGTTTCATAAAAACATCCGTACCGCAGTATTCGTCTTATGGGAATCCTGTGACGACGTTTGTCTACATAAACAGTTCGCTAGACCCTAATCCACCTGCAACACAAGTCAGCTTTGCGGAAGATGCCTCTTCTGTAGCGATGACTCTTGGATCTCAAACCAGACAGAACAACGCGTTTTCGATGCTAACCCGTGATCCTTCAAATGCTCTTCACGGCAGATATGCGAGCCAGCCTAATTTCAAGGTGACGCGCAGCGGCCCGATTGATGCCAAGTTTGACTACGACGCGCCTGTATCAGACAAAACCTTTGCGCTGGCAGCTTCGTCCTACACAGTGGCAGCGGTCCTGACGCTTTCCGCCTCATGAATCTGTGCGTTTTTACTGGCAGCCATTGCACTATCTGCGGCGCGCCACGCATCAATGCCCGCCAACTGTGCGGCTCGTGGCGGCCTGACGTCGAGCCGCTGGCCCCGCCCACCCACGGCCCCGGCCTTGGTGACATGGTTGCCGCTGGCCTGTCGGCCGTCGGCATTACCAAGGACCGAGCCCAAGCGGTCGCCCAGGCTGTTGGCCTGCAGGACTGCGGGTGTGCGGAACGACAGCGGCGTCTAAACGAGCTGGGGCAGAAGCTAGGGATCGGCGGCCCTGAGTCCACGAGGCCCTGACTTCAACGATCAACGCCCGCAGCCACAATTCAGAGCCTGACCCCACCGCAGGAGCGCAGGCGTGGCCACAGAGTTCGTCCAGACACCGGCAGAGATGTCGATCGAGTGCGTGGGGGGCGACGAGCTCAACATCGGCTTGGCGTTCACCTCGGGCTCGACACCTATCAACCTGACCGGCTACACGCTCGAGGCGAAGGTCTATCTGCCAGTGTTCTCGAATCCCAGCGGATCAATGGCCGAGGGAGCCTACACGGTCGGCACAACGGCCGCCGCGTTCACCGTGTCGGCTGTTTCGCTTTCGGGCGGAACAGTAAACATCGGGCTCACGGAATTGCAGACGTCGGGGCTTAGTGCGGCGGTTGGCTACCGCTGGTTTTTCCGCTGGACCGACACATCCGGCGTAACGCTGACCGTTCTATCGGGACCGTTCACGGCGAGGGCACCGTGAGCGTAACAGTCACCGTTAACGGCAAGAGCGGCCCATCGGTTGTCGCCACGAGCGGCGACACGATCTCGGCAAACGTGACGAAGAACACCGCCGTGAACGTCTCCGCGTCGGCGGCTGCAGCACCAGGTGGAATCGGACTGACAGGGCCGCAGGGGCCGCCCTCTACGACGATCACGGTCGGAAACGTCTCGACGCTCTCCGCCGGCAGCTCGGCCACGGTGGCCGCCACCTCGAGCAACAACGGGGCCAACCTGACGCTGGCGTTTGGCATTCCAGCCGGGGCCACGGGCTCCAACGGCATCACGCCTACCATCTCTGTCAGTGCTTCCACGCTGTCGGCTGGATGCCTGGCCACCGTCGCGGCCACGTCGAGCAACGGCGGTGCCAACGTCGCCCTGGCGTTCGGCATTCCGCAAGGCGCGGCCGGCGCGGGCGGCTCAAACCTGACGCTCTCCGACGCCACGCCTGCGAATCTCGGCACGGCGTCGGCTGGCAGTAGCAATCTGGTGGCGAGAGCGGATCACGTCCACTCGCTGCCGGTGATTGCCTACAGCAACCTCTCTGGCGTGCCGGCAAACTTCCCGACCAACACGACGCTTGTGAGCGGACTGAATTCGTCCTACTCAGGCATCAACCACGGCCACAACTACGTAACGAGTATCAACGGCATCGCTGGAGCGTTGACGCTGGCACCGGGGCCAAACGTCACGATATCGTCCAACAACCTGACGCTGACGATTGACAGCATCGGCGGCGGCATCAGCCAGAATGATTCGATTGATGGTGGCGACTACATCGGCCAGATTCTCGGCGGGATCACCTTCGCAACGCAGCCGCAGAGCCAGACGCTGAACGCCGTGACGACGCTGTCATTCTCAAACCAGATCACTTCGACCGTGCCCAGCTCGGGCCTTTTGTTCAGCGCCGCAGCGTATGGCAATCAGATTCTCGCCACAGCAACGCGATCTGGTGGTGGCTTCGGTGGAAATCCTTATTTCAGCATGATGGACATCGTCAAGTCGTCTAACAACGGCTCCACGTTCACGCATGAACTTGAGGTTGCGAGATTTGAAGGGCCGTCTCCTCTTTATGCTGCTCCGACGACCAGGCTGATCTTTGCCAACAATGGCTCGCGTGTAGTGTTCACTGACGGGTACAGCGGTTTGCGATACGCCAACAGCGGCAACTCAGTCGCAAACTCTACTGGCCCGATCACGCCGCTGGGCGAAGTTTCAGTCGGCATCGCCTATCTAGCGTCTGCCGGGCGATTCGTTTCGATCTCTAATACTCGCATCGCGTCGTCGTCTGACGGCGTGTCGTGGACTCAGAGGCTGAATCCCGGCACCGATACGGAAAACACGTTCGTGTTTGCGATTGACTCGCGATACGTTGTTCTTACGGGGTCAACGAGTCAGCCACGACTTTACCACTCCACCGACGGCGTGACGTGGACGACTGTCGTTCGGTCCTACGGCTACAGTTCTGCGGCGAGCAGCGGCTCCCGTATCGTGGCAGTGCGTGGCGGGACAGCGAGCATTGACTACTCTACGGACGGCGTGACATGGGCGACGGTCTCGCTGCCCGTGTCAGTCAACCGAGTGTCGCGCGCGGCAGGGCTGTTCTGGGCTTTCCCCGTCGGCTCGACCACAGACGTGCTAACGTCACCCGATGGCGTGACGTGGACGCTGCGCAATATGCCGTCTGCGACCATAATTTATGACGCAGCGATGGCCGATGGCTCCAACGTCGCGTTCCTTCTGGCGGGGAGCAACACGGCGTTTCAGGCGACGACCTCCACCGCTGCGGCGTCTGCCAACCTCACCGTGTCCGCAACGTCTGACGGCGGCGCTGCCGTGTCGTTCCAGTGGCAGCGTTCGCTGGACGCGGGCACGAGCTGGTCGAACGTCACAAACGCAACGGCATCCACATTGTCGCTCACTGGTCTGACCTCGGCAGATAACGGAACGCGATATCGCGCGCTGGCAAGTGCGACAGGTGCCAGCACGCTGGCGAGTCAGTCAGCAATTCTCACGGTCACGGGGTAAGAAATGCCAAACAAAATAAAATTGCGCCGCTCCTACACCGCCGGTGCCGTGCCGCTGACCAGCGACCTCGAAACCAACGAGTGTTGCATTAACTACGCTGACAATAAGCTGTACGTGAAGACGCCGAGCGGAACGATCCAAGCAATCACGCTCGGTGGTGGTGGTGGCGGCGGCCTTACATGGTCCGCCGTACCAGAATCCGCGTCTGCAACCGGCACGGCTGGACAGATCGCGTATGACAACGCCACCGGCTTTTTCTATGTAGCGACCGCCACCAACACTTGGAAGCGGACGCCGTTGTCTACTTGGACATTCGATCCTAAGACCATCGCAGGGCTGCAACTCTGGCTGGACGGCGACGACGCTACGACACTGTTTGACGAGACGACCGGCGGCGCGCTTGTTGCAGCAGGCGGCGCAGTGGCGAGATGGGAGGACAAGAGCGGCAGCAATCGGCACGCAACGCAAGAAACTTTCGGCAGACGCCCCAACCGGCAAGACAACGTACAAGCCACCCGTCGCGTGCTGCGATTCGACGGCGCGTATAACGCAACGACATCCGAAAGGATGATCATTCCAAACAGCACCTCGCTGTTTAACTTTTTGCACAGCGGCACAGGCACGGTGTTTGCTGTGGCAAGCTACACTATCGCCCGAAGTTTCCAGACGATGTTGAACAACAGCCAGACCAACAGTGGGGCTGGATATATTCTGGCAACCGCTACTGATTCCACGTATTCCTGGAACGCGGTGGCTAGATCGTTCGCAGGTTCAGGCGCGGCACAGGTCTACGACGCCGTATCTACTAACGGAGTATTGCCGACTGGTGCTTTCAAAGTAATCACAAACAAAATTGATGCAACAAATGCCACCGCAGCAAGCCGGTCGCGGCTGTATATCAATGGTGCGCTAAACTCCGGTGTCAATACGTCGACGGGAACCGCATCGGGAAACTCTTTTACTAACATGATCATCGGGGCATCGGAGAACGGCGGCTATAGCTGGGTTGGCGACATTGCCGAAATCCTCATCTACAACTCTGCTCTTTCTGACACGGACCGCGCTGCTGTTGAGTCGTACCTCATAAGCAAGTGGGGTGTCAGTTGAAACACCTCATCGAATTCCTGATCTGCTCTACCATCGGCAGCTACTGCCTGTGGCGTGCTGCGAGCGTTTTGCCGCGAGCCCTCGCCGAGGCTCACGCCGTGGTGCGGATGGCGACTGATCGGCGGCGAGAGATCGAGCAACTGGAGGAGGGAGTGCAGTGAGCAGCGTCTCCGCGACAGTCACCTCCCAGCCGATCACGGCGACCGTCACCGGCTCGACCGTGTCGGCCGCCGTCACGAGCTCGAGCTCGTCTGTGTCAGCGAGCGGCGGCGTTGGTCCGCAGGGACCGGCCGGCACCAGTGGCGGCCCGCTCGAGCAGCTCAGTAACGTGCAGATCACGTCGGCCCAGCCGGGCGACGTGCTGCGGTTCAGTAATTCAAAATGGCGTAACTCACCAGAGACAGACATCGTAGACGGAGGGAACTGGTAAATGGCTACACCAATGAGAGTAAAGCGTCGGGCGGCCGGCGGGGCCTCGGGGGCTCCGGCTTCCCTGCTGCAATCCGAGCTGGCCTACAGCGAGGTCGACCAGATCCTCTACATCGGCCAGGGCTCCGGCGGCTCGGCCACTGTCGTGGCGATCGCCGGCCCCGGCAGCTACGCCACGAAGGCATACGTCACATCCGCGGTGGCGGCCGTGGACGTCTCCTCGCAGCTCTCCAGCTACCTGACGACCGCCACGGCCGCGTCGACCTACGCGCCGCTGGCGTCGCCGTCGTTAAGTGGCGTTCCTTTGGCACCCACGGCCACCGCGGGCACGAATAGCACGCAGATTGCAACCACGGCTTACGTGACCACGGCCATCAGTAATCTGGTCGGGGGGGCCGGGGCAGCTCTCGACACGCTGCAGGAGCTCAGCGCCGCCCTCGGCAACGACGCCAACTTCTCCACGACCGTTAGCGCGTCGCTCGGCGGCAAGATGGCCAAGGCGTCGAACCTGTCGGACGTGGCGGATGTTGCCACGGCCAGAACGAATCTAGGACTCGGCACGATGGCCACGCAGGCCGCCAGCAGTGTGAACATCACCGGGGGCTCAATCGACGGCGTCAGCCTGGACGGGGGAACCTATTGAAATGGCAACGTATGACCAGCTTCCGGCCACTGTCAACCTTCGCTGGCGAGTCGGCGACGACTTCTCGGCGCTCTTGGACTTCGACATCAGCCTCGCAAATTACACGGCGGTTGCCACCGTCTACTCGACGATCACGGGCAACGCCGTGGCCACGTTCACGACGACGATCCCGGACGCCGCGGCGGGCAAAATCAACGTGGCCTTAACTGACACCCAGACCACGGCCATTGGTGCCGGGACGTTTGCGTGGCAGCTCGTCTGGACTGTTGGCACTGTGACACGAGCAGCGATGGCAGGGTTTATCGACGCGACCCCGTAACGCATGGGAGGCGACGATGGCCAAGAAATCAAAACGATTCTGGGTCGGCGACCCGGATGGATTTGGGATGCCTGACGAGGACCAGGTCGAAGGGTCGTTGACCCCGGACGATGACGGGTGTGTCTATCTCAACCGTCGGCGTCCTGCCGACCAGGAGGCCAAGGATGGCAAGAGCCGTAATGCCGAAGCAACGGCGAAACGCAAGCGACCCGTGGACGGTCGAGACGCTTGAGGGCGGCGTTAATAGGCTGACGTTCAAGGCCCGGCTATGGGTGCTGCTCACAAGCGACTGGCACTGGGACAGCGTAAAGTGCGACCGGGAGAAGCTGGCAGCGGATCTCGCCGCAGCTAAGAAGGTCAACGCCGCAGTGTTGTCGATCGGCGACCACTTTGACGTGATGGGCGGCAAGTGGGACCCTCGCTCCAACGGCAAGAACGACATTCGGCCGGAGTTCCAGCGCGGCAACTATTTCGACGACATCGTGACGCAGTGTGCCGAATGGCTGGAGCCGTACCGCGACCAAATGGCCCTCATCACGCCCGGCAACCACGAGACGGCCGTCCGCAAGCGAATGGAAACATGCCTGACCACCAGGCTGGTGGAACGACTGCGGATGAACGGCGGTCGCGTCCGCCAGGGCGGCTACGCTGGCTGGGTGATGTTCCGGGGCATGCACAGCGAGAAAACCGTGGCCCTGTACCGGTTGTGGTATCACCACGGCTACGGCGGCGGCGGGCCTGTCACCCGCGGCGTGATCGACTTCTCGCGGTATCTTGTTGACACCGATGCCGACTGCGTCCACGCCGGCCACATTCACCAGCGAACGCTGATCGAGGCCACGCGACAGCGGCTCTCGCCTTGCGGGATTCCGCAGATCAAGCCGATCCATTTGGTCCGCAGCTCGACATATAAACAGGAATGCCTTACTGATGGGTGGGCCGTGGAAAAGGGCATGTCGGCCCGACCGCTGGGCGGCTGGTGGATGCTGTTGAAGTGGAACAGCGACAAGACCGGCCTGGTGGCCTCGTTCCACGACCAACCCGGAGGGATAGGCGATGACGACGAGTGACACATACGCGATCGAGCCATCTAAACCAGAGCGGCCCGCCTCCCTGCCGTTCCTCGAGCTCGTGGAGGAGCTGCGGCAGCTCCACCTGACCAAGACCGCCCAGTATGGGGACGAGGCCGACCCGTTTGCCAACGTCTCCGCGTCCGCAAAGTGCGGCGTGGAGCCGTGGCGCCGGGCGCTGTGCGACCTGTCGGACTGCGTGGTCAGGCTCCAGCGTTACGCCAGCGGCCAGCCAGTGGACATCGAGAATGCCGCACTGGATGCCGCCAACTGGGCGTTGATTTGCCTGCTCAAGATGCGGGAGGCTCGGCGGGGCTAATCACGCTACCGGGCCTCATCCAGCCTTAGAAGGCCCCCCCCCCCCCCTTGCCTACCTTGAAACGCTGCGACGACGAGTTCGCGCGGCGTGGTGGCCGTGCGGCTGAACTGGGCAGGGTCGATGTAGCTACGCTCTGCGATGCGTGAGCCCGGCACGTGGCCCAAATGGGCCGTTGCCGAGCCCGGCCTCTGGATCTCCACGTCGGTGGCCGAAGCCCGCCGCAGCCACTTCCAGGTGCCTGGGCGGATGCCTGCCCGCGTAACCAATCTTTTGAACTGGTCGTCGAAGGTCTCGTGCGACGACAGCCAGGGCGTCACGAGCTGCCGCGGGGCCACCTCGAGCGAGGCCCGCAGGGCCTCGACCGTCGAGGTGGACAGTTGGCACAGAACGGGTCTGCCCGTCTTGCTCTGCACCAGGCCGACGGCCCCGTCGGGACGGATGTCGGCCACCGGCAGCCGCCACTGATCGCCCTGGCGGAGGCCCGTGTCCCACGCCAGCCGTATGGCGAGGTCAAACCACGCCGATCGCCTCATCCCCGTTTTATGCCACCGCTGGAGGCCCTGGCAGGCCGTCAGGAGGGCGGACACCTCCTCCCACGTCCAGCACGTGGGAGCCTTGTAGGGCACGCGTACAGACCGTATGCGGCGTGTGGGCGGCTCGCAGAGCCCCTCGTCGGCTGCGGCCCGCCAAAGGGCGAGGATGCCGACCTTCTTCGACCGGACGGTCTCCGGCACGACCCCGGAGGCGGCGTAGTCCCGCAGCCACGCCGAGACGCTGGCCTCGTCGAGCTCGACGAGCTGCACGGGGTGGCCGGCCCACTGCTCGAAAAGCCGAGCCGTAATCTGGTACTGGCGGACGGTCTCCGGCCGCACGTCGCGGAGGAGGTTGTAGTTTGCCGCATACGCCGAGAGCGTCTGCGGGCCTGTTTTGCAATACATCTATGGCACGTCGGTGATGTGCCAGACGGGCGGCTCCTGCGGCCCCTCTGACGCCTGCCACGCCCCCTCATGGGGCGGAAAGGTGGGGCCATCCTCCTGACGGCGGGCAGACTGTCAAACACCCCGAAAAGCCAGCCTAGAACCAACCCGCCAAATGGTGGGTCGGCTCCGGTTCCGTAAACACTTTCTACGGTTCCAGTAGGTGGGTCCCACGGTTCCAGTAGCGCATCGGTCTACGGAACCGAAGGTTGCTGGTTCGAGCCCAGCGGGGTGTAGTTTGCCTGCCTAACCCTACGGAGGGGGGCACGCCAAAGGCAAATTGTGTTGATCAGTGGAAAGGCTTCCCTACACTCTGGGGCCATGAACATGCCCGTGAAACTCCCGCCGAATCGAAAGCTGTGCGGCACGGCCGAGGCAGCCGACATCTATGGGTGCTCGCAGAGGCACGTGCGGCTGATGGCTGACCGTGGCGAGATCTGGTCGCAGAAGGTTTCTAGCCGGTCCATGCTTGTCGACGCCGACGAGATTGAGCGACTTGCCGGCGAGCGCGACGGCCTTCGCCGTCAGGGCAAACTCCGGGGGCGCCGTCCAGGCGACAGGAAATCGGCCTAAAGTTCACGCAAAGAACGGCCGAAAAAACACCTGTTGACAAATATCCCACAAGGGAATTATCTTCCCCGCCCAACGTCACGGAGGACGTCGTGGATCGAGTTGATTGGAACCATTGGCTGATGGCTCTCGCCCTAGTCAAAGTTGGCCAGGATCTCGGGAGCGACTCGATGCTGGCGCGATCGGTGCACGACCTGGTTTCGATCGTGTTTGCTTTGTCTGTTAAATAGCCCACAAAGGAACAATGAGCATGGATGCACATCACGCCGAATACATCGCCGCAGTCTGCGGCCTTCACGAGCAGACCCCGACCCGCCGCGCTCTCGACTGCCACGCGATCGGCGACCACGTTTCCTTCCGTCTGCACGGCTGGAGCGACAGCTCATACGACGACGGGCGGGTGACTGACCACCACAACGGCAAGCTCTTGATTGAGACGGCCGACGACATCGTCGAGGTCGACCCGCGGCCGTGGCCAGTGGGGAATTTGCTCCCGTTTTGACCGACCACAGGACTGGCCGGGGCAGGACGCCACGGCCGGAAGGATGGCCGTCGGAGACGGCAGCAGCAAGGACGCAATTAACCGCCCGCCAGCACGACGCGAAACGGGCTTTTTCATCAGTAGCACCAGTAGCAGAGGACGCAACATGGGATTCAAGAAAGCGACAAAGGCAGCAGCGAAGCTGAGGCTCGGCCTGATCGGCCCGGCGGGCAGCGGCAAGACAATGACGG